TATTCAATAATTTCAGTACATAAATTACTAGATTTTATAACACCTAGATTTTGCTGATTAGATTTTCTATTACATGAGTCAGCATATAAAAGATAAGGTGTACCAGTTTCCATTTGACTATCAAGAATTTTAAACCATAGATCGCGAGCAGGCATTTGCTTAGTAAATTTTCCTTCAGAGATATAGCTATTATATAATTCAGTAAAATCATCACCAACTTTATCTGCTAATCCGGGACACATATCAGGACACATTAAATACCATGTTTCATTATTTTTAATTCTTTTCATAAATTCGTCTTGAATCCAAAGACCATAAAATAGATCTCTACATCTAGCATTTTCATCTCCATGATTTTTCTTTAATTCAAGAAAGTCTAAAATATCACTATGATATGGAGACATATAAATAGCAAATGACCCATTTCTTTTACCTCCACCTTGATCTACATATCTAGCTGTTTCATTAAAATTTCTTAACATAGGTACAATTCCATTACTAGTACCATTAGTACCTCTTATATGAGATCCAGCACCTCTAACCTGATGAATATGTAAACCTATACCACCAGCCCATTTACTAATATTAGCACATTGCTTCAATGTATCATAAATTCCATCAATAGAATCATCTTTCATAGATAATAAAAAACAAGAAGATAATTGTGGTCTAGGAGTACCAGCATTGAATAATGTAGGTGTTGCGTGAGTAAAAAATAATCTAGACATTAAATCATATGTTTCCTTAACTTTAGATATATCATCACCATGTATACCTATAGAAACTCTTAGCCACATATGTTGTGGACGTTCAACAATAATCTTGTTAGTTCTCATTAAATAAGCGCGCTCTAGAGTTTTAAGTCCAAAATAATCAATTAAATAATCTCTATTATAATCTAACATATTTTCTAATACTTCATGATGCTTATTAACTACAGTCCATAAATCTTGAGATACCAATGGAGTAGGTTTACCATGTATATCACTGAAAGTCCATAGTTGTTTGATAGTTTCATAAAATGATTTACTAGTATTTTTATGTAAATTAGACATAGATACAGCAGCAGCCATTCTACCATAATCAGGATGATCAGATATTAATGATGCACATTGTTCGGCCATTAGTTCATCAATCTTAGAAGTAGGAATCCCGTCATATAGTTGATCAATAACCTTTAAACATAATTGCGAAAATCCTAGTTTTATATTTTGTTCTTCACCTATAGTCTTAACTCGTTTTAATATTTTGTCAAATTGCATATCTTCAAACGTACCACTACGTTTAGTTACTCTCATTTCATCGTGTATTTTGTCCATATTGATATAATTATCTTGTTAATTTTAAGTGTTTATAAATGAATATAAATTTAGTGTTTGAACTATATATTATATTTTATTATAATATATAGTAATGGTAAAGTTAAATAAAAACGTATTATCTAATAGCTGGATACTTTTAGCCGCTATATTATTGATAGGAGTAATAGGTTCATTTTATCAAAATTCATCAGTAGAGGGATATGATAATTATTATAAACAAGATACATCAATAAAATGTTTGGAAGAGAAAAAAGGAACTTTATTAGGAGATTGGTATGCATTACATAGTCCTAAACCACAATTTTCAGATAAGGATATGTCTGAACAATATAAAAATTATCCAACATTACCTATAAATTCGTTATATTCAAATAATACGAAGTATTGGAAAACCCCAAGTAATGGTTTATGTCAACCACCAGGTATGTGTGGAGCATTCTATGCGGACAGAGAAATAACTTTAGATAAAGAACCAAAGATGCCTCCGTTAACTGATGTAGTTAACCCAAGAGTAAATTACTATACAAGTGCTCCTACAAGATCAGCTATGTAAAATTATATATCAATTTTAATTACAGGATTACCTTTGTTATCTGTATCAGTATTATTACAATGAATATTATCATTTAATGTAATATTATCTAAATCAGAAAGATTAATAAGACAACCTGAAAACGGTTTAATAATAGGAGAAGACTGATAAACCTTTTTATTAGATTTTGGCGCTCTATGACTATAACCAGATACCCTTTCTTTCTTTATAATATCCCATACTTTGCCTAATTTTTTCGCAGCAGATTCAAACCATTTTTTATTGCGAAGAACTAGCACACAACTATATACATCAAGTTTCCAATACATATTTTTATTCCATGTTAAATGTTTATTTTTCAACATCATTTCACTCTCCCATTGTGTAAATTCTGTTTCAGTAAAATTAATATTTGGTGGATATTCATAATATGGTTTTCCATCTTTAATAAAGTATATAAATATACCTTTTAGTTTACCATCAATAGATTTATTAAATGTTCCATCTGTATAAAAGTCATTTTTAGACTCGTATTGATGAAATTTTGTTTCTAAGAAATCACAATCATTTAAATTACATACACCCATTTGCATTTGCATTTGAATCCAATAATCTTTTTTTGGTATACCAGTAATTTCTCTACTAACTACATTTTTAACTTCTAACATACGTCCAAATCTAGACGATTTTTCATCAACATTTATACCATCAGGTGAAGCACCTAAGAACTGATACTTCATATCTGGAATACAACCAAAATCTTCAATTATAGTGTTGTATTTATCCTCATATATAGATATAGATATAGGTTCAAAGATAGTTCCATGATGAAAGGGTGAGGCTGTGTTAACCCTATTGTACTTATCAGTATTTAACGGCATACATTTTTCATATATTAAACTATTAACACATGCAGGCGTGTCTAATCCTTTCCATGCTGTACTAGCAGTTAATAAGTTATATCTGAATTCATACCATTCTGTAGTTCGTTGAGGTGGTTGAGGTAAATTTCTAAGATAGTCTAATTTAATAGACATATTATTTTTGCTAATATAATGTTTCCGAACGAATGTTGTTGGAAATGATCTCTTAGGAATAATAGTCATAAAATAATCAGTCAATGTATTATAAACTATATCTAATAATGTATCTTCTAAATCCTCTGAATTTATATCTTCAAATTGATTAAGTAAAAATTGATATAATTCATTAAATATTATAGTATGGAATTTTGGATTAGACATTGATAAAATGTTTTCATTCATATAATCATCTAATAAAAGCATAACCGATTCATATAAAGTACCTTCTTCTTCGGTTGATAATATTGGTGGTGCTACAATAAATTCAGTGACATCTATAGGGTAGTTATTCGGAAAAATTTCATTTACCATATAATTTCTCTTCTATTAATTAATAGCATTAAATTTTTATATCATATCAATTTTATCAATATAAATATGGTATGATATTATGAAGATTCTGAAGTGGTATCAGTATCTGATTTTTTTATAGTTTTATTCTTTCTTCCTCCCCCTAGACTTTTTAAAGTGGATTGTCTTCTATCGTTACGTTTCAAGGTGAATTTGCGATTATTAAATTGTAAATTAGGTACGTTCTCAATTTTACCTGTATCTTTGTTATAACTCACATCTTTCACGCGCTGCAAACGTTTTTTGTCCATACAATATTTCAAATAGATTTTAAGTTGTTTATGAGTAGCTTCACTCCATTTTTTCTCCTTGCAGCGAAGTTCAGCCCACTCATATAATTTCTTTAATTTAACAGTTTTATCTAATCTACTCCATGATTCTTTTTTATTTCTTGCCTTTTCAGCTTCTAGAAAAGCATCAAGATTATTAATAGAACATTTATTAGTGGTACGTGGTGCATTCATAGTGTTATTTGAACCACTTAAAAGCATACTTTTATATTTTATGTTTTTAAGTTCATTGCATTGTTCTGTCATATATATTATATTCGGATATATTCTTAACTCTTTTTACTTTATATAATATAATGACGAGTAATAAATCAGTTGAAATAAAAGGTAAACATAACTTAGATGCTTTATTAAAGAAGCCAGCAAAACGTTTGAACAATTTAGTTCCCATCATAGGTGAAGAATATACTACAAAAAAAATGCAAATTCAACTAGTAAACTGTATATATTTAAATATTAATACTGATGAACATGTGGATCTGGTAAAAAAAACAATCTATCAAAAATTACTAGGCTATAAATCTCAGGATAGAAAAAAGAAAATGTATTCACCTCAAGAATTTATATCCTTTGAATCAACAATACAACGTTTAGTAGAATCAAGATTAAAATGTTTTTATTGTAATTGTGATGTCAATATTATTTATTCTACTTGTAGACAGAAAAATCAATGGACATTAGATCGTATAGATAACACACTAGGTCATAATACTGATAACGTTTTAATCTCATGTTTAGACTGTAATTTGAAACGTAGAGATATGGATAAAGATAAGTTTTTTTTTACACAAAATTTACAAATTAAAAAGCTAGAATAACATATATGAGCAAACAAAATTTTATGTTGAAATGGACTAATAATACAGTTATGGAAAAATCAGCAAGAGGATCATCTCCATCCGAAAAACCTAATAAACCTGTTGTTATGGAGGCTACATTCTTTAAAAAAATAAATGATAGAGATATAAATAATGAGAAGTTAGTATCTAGATATATGGTCTCTCAAACAAATTCTAATCCTTTTATGGCAAATAATGATTATTTGAAAGATTTAGAAGTACAAGATAATTTTTTGAAACCACAAAATACAGGTGTTATGCATAATTCATAAATATAATAACTTAATAGTAATTAAAAAACTTAAATAGTAATCGGTAATTACATTTAATATGTCAAAGAGTGGATACACTACACAAAATGATCTGTTGCTTAAAAATTTACTAGGTTGGTATGATAAAGACGATAATCTTAATAGAATGTTGTCCATTATTAATGGAGAATCATCAATTTCTCTCAGAATAGTAGATTGGTTTGCAACTAACTATGCTAAAAAAAACTTCACTGTTTATAACATTGAAAAGAACACGCGCACTGTTAGATTTAAGGTTTATATTGATTATAAATTAAAATTAAAGGCTTATTCAAAAAAACGATTTGATCCCTTTTGTAGATGGGATAGAATTAATATTCCATATAACGAAAATCATAGCATTCAAACTACTATTGGTCAATTAAATTTTTTTAAATGGGCATTAGAGAATAATGTAATCAAATACATTGAAGAAAATTATGCTGATATTGAAAAAGATATGAATAAAAGAAATAGTACTTCTAGAAGAAAAACTACACCTGTCAATAAAACAAAAAATAAACAAACTCGCAAAAAAAGAGAAGAGCTATCTGTTTCTGCTGCTAAAAGTATTAAAAAAGAGGAGATTAAGATTGTTGTTAAATTTAATTAATTAATATATATAAATTTTATCTATTTGTATATATTAGATATGTATAGAACAGGAGGTAGTAACCGATTTAGAAATAAACGCGCTTATATTAATCATATTGATGCTAATAAAAAGAATGCTGGAATGAAAAAACAATCTAATAATTCGTTAATAGGTATAACAAGAAATCATTGGTTTCCAATACAACGGCGATGGAATCATAATCATCATGATAATTGTCCACAAGACGTAGCTGCTGCTGAAAAAATTAAAAGTTGGTGGGAACAGCAAATGCTATTTTTTGGATTACCATATGATTTTGTATACCTATTTTTAATAGGTTATTCAATTCCTCAGCTAGTACAAATGATATTACCTAATGCAAATGAGCTTTCTATGACTACTCTTAGTTGTAGTCTACCAAATGTACACTGTTTAAATCAATCCGATTTTGATAAAGGTCCTGTTATTATTAGAGAATCAGGAATATATAGACTTGAAACAGATATAGAATTTTCGCCTTTTCCAGAAAATAATGGTAAGCCTACTGAAGAGTGGTTAAATTTATTACCATCAGATGAGAGGTCTGCTTACATACTGGGAGCATTTGCAGCAATTGTTATAAGAGCTGATAATGTTTGTTTAGATTTAAATGGTAAAACATTTAAGACATCAGAACTTTTTTTCTTTCAGCAAACTTTTTATAGTCATATAGAATTAGCTAGCACACCTTTTATACGTGGTCAAGGTCCAGCCGACTTTGGTCAAGATGTTGATGAAGCTAATCAAATATTTATTACAAATGGTACGCTGGGATTATCATCTCATCATGGAATACATGGTAACCTGTGTAAAAATTGTATTTTTAGTAATTTAAAATTTGAAAATTTTGCTGTAGCAGCAATACATTTAAATGGATCTCATAATATAGTTGTTGATAATGTAGTAGTTGATAATAAAGATATAAATATTAAAATTAACTCATTATTCTCTCAAGCTCAGTTTATATTGGAACTATTAGAAGCTTCAAATATAGATGATGGTGCTTTTATAACTATTCGTGGAGAACCTAAAACTGTTCATGTTATTAAGGATTCTCTCAAAATAGATACTCAAGAAGTGATTGAATGTATTAAAAATAACCAACCTTATCCAAATAATAAACTTTTTTTCAATGAAGGAGGAAAGCTGGATGCTAATTTATATGGTATGGTGTTCAATACAAAAGGGATTGCTGTCAACGGATTTAAAGATATGAGAGATAATAACTTATGTGGTAATAATAATATTGTAATTAATAATGTTTGCATTAAAAATATAGAATCTAAGGGATCAGAAATAGCGGTTTTGTCTGACGGAAATATATCAAATTCTGGATCATATGGATCCGGTGGATTTGTAGGTCCAGCTGGAGATGTATTTGATTATATGAAAGCATCCAAGGAAGATGGTTCATATAAATCTAATTGTTTATCAGATGCACAATTACTAGCAGCAAAATATTCATTAAACAGTAGAGTTCATATACCAGAACCTATCTTAGAATGGGCTGCTGATGGAACAACTAATATAGAAACTGTAATTACTGATAATGATTATTATCCTGTATCTAATCGTGATTCTATGAATCATGTAATGAAAGGTAATATAGGGTTGTTTATACAACAAGCTTACAGATTAGTAGCTAAAAACTTTACAATTGAAAATATATGTAACACTTCATCTTCACAAAGTTCTGATGCTCCAAATAGTTATGGTGTTTTATTATCTGGATGTGAAGATATATCTCTAAGACAATATATTATTAAAAATATTAAATCTGGAATACATGGTACAAGTAAAAATATTGGATTAAAGAAGACTAATAAAAATGTTGATTTTTAAAATATAATTATTAAATTTATGATTATATTTTATTTATGGTATTTCTCCTCCAGGAGGAATATTTGGAATATCAGGAATATCTGGAATTTCTGGTTCTGGTTCTGGTACTGATAGTGGTTCTGGGTCATCAGGACATGATTCTTTAGTTGTACATTGAGGATTAAAAAAACGCAAATATCCTACTACACCTCCAGGTATATCATCAACAAAGTCATATTGTTGATATCCTGATACATTTCTATCTAATTCAAAAGGTGATATTGATACCGGTAAACTACCTCTCTTTATAATGATATCAGTTGTAATACCATCAGATTTGGTAAGAGTATTTATAGTTCCTGAACCAGTTGTATTACCGATTAATGATTTAGGTCCTAAAAGGATTATAGGTAAGGTTGGTACACAACATGGAGTATATTCAAACGATCCAAGAAGTCTTATTGGCTCATCAATTATTTCCACTGGACCTTCGTTGTTTTCATTAAGATATCTAACGTCATATTCATAATTATATTCAACACATTCACAATCAGTAGGTTCTAGTTCTGGTTCTGGTTCAGGTTCTGGTTCAGGTTCTGGTTCAGGTTCTGGTTGAGAGTTACATCCAGCTTCATCTTTACTGATGCAACCCCTATTTGATATAATAAGACGGGACTTTCTTGTTGAGTCATATAGATAATTTATAGTTGGAGTTATAGAATTGATAGTATATATCGTTGGTTGTATACTCCCATTCACTGTTATTGATAGTTGACTATTATTTTCTACAAAAATTACTCCTTGTAATTCTGAATTTTCAAAAGGTAGCATTAGATTATTTATAGTCGTGTTACCAGAACTACAACAGTTAGCGTATGTAAAACTAGCTAATTTAATTAAATCAGGATCTGTAGGATCTATTAGATTTTCATTTGGATATAAAAGAGTTATCCACTCATATTCCATTTCAATACATTCACAATCAGGTTCAGGTTCAGGTTCTGGTTCTGGTTCAGGCTCTGGTTCAGGCTCTGGTTCAGGCTCTGGTTCAGGCTCTGGTTCAGGCTCTGGTTCTGGTTCTGGTTCAGGCTCTGGTTCAGGCTCAGGCTCAGGTTCAGGCTCTGGTTCAGGCTCTGGTTCTGGTTCAGGTTCAGGTTCAGGCTCTGGTTCAGGCTCAGGTTCTGGACATATACAACATGATGAATTAGTTAATGTGAATGTAATATTTTCATGATATTCAGTGTCTGGTATATTAATAATTGAAATAGGTACACTTGGTGGACTATTC